GATACGTCGAATCATTGTCGACGATGATCGGCATCGCGTGCGGAAGTTTCAGTAAGTATTCCACCATTGGAACCAGCGGCGTCAGCAGATTTCGAGCGTTGATATAGATCGGCACTGTGTTAGAAAACAATTGATTTACCCATGCTCCCGTTTTGTCGGACTCGCTTTTCCAGTGAATCGAAGCGTGTGGAATCGGGCACAGATTGAACGACGTTTCTCGCGGGAAGATATTGCCGAGCCATCCTTCAACGCCCCAATATCCTTGAGTGATCCCAGTGCGGATTTCCGGATGGTCCAAGATCGCGTTGTTGAACCAGAAGAACGTTCCGGCATAGCACCAGCGATGTTTCAGCGGCGTAAAGCTAGAGATGTCCTGAACAAACGCCCCGGCGCTCAAGTGATCCCTGAGAGCGGACCACGGACGATGCGGAAGATCGAGATTGAGCCGATACATTTGATCGGTCCAATCCTTAAGGTGAAACGTGTCGTATTTGACTCCCTTGGCGTGTGCGTAGAACGTGCGGCCGGTCTTCGGCAACGTGTCGAGCAGCTTGCCAAACGACATCACCTCGCCGAGCTTCGGCCTGTTCGGCTGAACTATCCAATTGTCGATTCGCGTCGTGCCGAATGCGCGTTTGACGGCTTCAATCGTGTCAGTGTTGCCGTCGAGAACAACCGCGATTGATCGAACACCATCGAACAGGTCGATTCGTTTGAGTAGCTCTGCGACGTTCCATTGCCATGTGCCGTTTCCGCGTTTCGGCCAGATGTGGTAGATCAGATGGTTTGATGCGTTCGACGCCGAGTGTTTGGCGATCTCCACTTGCGTGATTCGCTCGGGACACGTTACGCACACAGGCAGCGGCTTTCCGCCACTCTTCAGCCCCGTATCTTCCACACTGCACGTTCCGAATAGTTTGCATCGGTACGCTCTGCCCTGCTTGCCTTGCGTGTGGATCTGACCTCTGTGCATGCACTCCATCATGGCTGCTCCATTGGAGCACAGCTTACGATTGCCTCTTGACCAGGCTCGTCAGGATCAAAAGCCGGTTCGTTGCATGTTCCGTGCAAGCATGGCGTGATCGGTACGGAATCCCACACGATGCCGTCCGTGCTTTTCCAAGTGCAGTTTCCATATGGTCCGTCGTAGAGCGGGCACGTCTGACAAACGCTGTAATTGCTGCCCGGCGCGGCGTCCTTTTCGGATTGTGTTTCGACGCAGAACGGCACTTCGATTTCCGTGTGCGTGCAGTGCCTAACCACAACATGCGGTTCGATCTGTCCTTTGTGCGTCCGCGTTGCGTGGATCGCTCCTAAAAACTTACAAGCCATTTCGTTCTCGATTATGGGGCCGAACAGGCAACACTGAGGGTTTCACCGTCCACCGTTGGGTAGCCGTGATCGCAGTAAAAATCACAATTTGGAGCAACTTCGCTTAATTCATCGTTATTTGTAATGCAATCCATGCATCCGCCAGGATCGCAGTTATTGCTTGAGTAAGTCCATCGAATATTCGGGAACCTACCAGCATCGCAACCTGTGCATAGTGGTGACTCCTCACCACCAACTGAATCCAGAGCCACGTAATTACAATTCCCAGTACACCCACCAGCGCCTGACGAACTTGAGCTGCTTGATGAAGAAGAACTCGACGACGACGAGCTACTGGAACTCGAACTGCTGCTGCTCGAGGAGCTGGATGACGACGACGAACTTTCCTCCCCGCACGTCCTGCCGCGAACAGTGATACTCGATGGCCAATCGCCGATTCCCATAGCGGTACAATCGCCATCTCTCGACGAATCCCAAATCAGGAAATCATTGTCACCGTAACAGTTGAACACATTCGGAACGTATTCAGCCGTGATGCTCGACAAATGATCCGCCGTGAAGAACGTCAACGTCAGCCGCACTTGATCGTCATCAATGACAAGCGTTGCCGTGAGGTCTGGATTGTCTCCAGTGTAGTCCCACTGGCAACGAGGGTTATCGTCGGCTGTTGTTTCACACACCGTTCCGGCCAACAGTTCGATTGTCTGTTCTCCAGCCGTGCCGATAACACAATTATCGAATGGGATTGTCGCGCCGGTGAAATCCACTTCAAAGCAGTTGCAACAGCAAATGTCAGTCGGGATTGGCGTGACGCACGGCTTGCAGCTTAATCCACTGTCCCGCAAAGCAGCCGCGCCGCGAGCAATCACCAGCGTCGAGTCGCAGAGCGGGGAAAAGCCTTTTGGTTCGGAGCGGATTCTCATCAGGATTACTCACACGCTGCTACTGCTACTGCTACTGCCGCCGCTACTGCTACTACTAGATGTACTTGAATCACAGGACGTTCCGCGAACGGTGATTGTTGTTGGAATTTCCCATGTGGGAGTGCCGCCAGCACATGCCCCAAGGATGCTGTGCGATTCGGACTCCTGAGTGAATACCCCACCAGTAGCTGCGAAGTCATCACACGAATACGTCGCGCCAATGTGGAACAGACTAGACCCAATGTACGTCCGCTGGTAGATGAAAATCAGCGTTGCGCGTTTGGATGAGATCGTGATATTGTCATCAGGCACTGTGCCACAATAGAGGTAATAGAACTGGTAATTTCCATCGTTGAACACGCCGTTGATGATCTCTTTCGACCACACGCAGTTTGTCGGCTGCCCAACTGAAAACAGGCATTGTGTCGTGGCTTCATCTGGCACGAGGTCGAATGGGTCGGTAGGAATATCATCAACAACAACAATCGTTTCCGGTGCCGTCAGTGTCGTCATGTCGTTGCACGTATTCGAGCCGCCGCCAGTGATTAAACCGGTCCCGCTGAACAACTGCGGAAGGTCGAATTCAAAGCAACCGCAAAAGCATTGGTGATCAACTGCCAAACTTCCGAACGTCGCCTCAATGCACGGTTCGCAACGCATCTGGCCGTTGTCAAACGTGTCACGAATGATCTCCCGAAACAGAATCGGGCGAGGTTGAATTGTATGTGCGTTCGCCACAGCCAATGGGCTTGGACAGAGTGGATCGAAAGAGCCGTTTGAGACAATACGCATGATTAAACCGGATTACAGGTCATTGCACTGACCGCGACTGTCGAAGGAAAAACGCTTCCGCACGTCTGCGTGTATGGATAGTCAGGATCGTCAAATGGAATCAACGCAAACGTTCCGCCAAGGCACGAGAAACTTGAGCACCAATACTTTCCAATAAAGTCACCGCCAAACAGGATCGAGAGCAACGCTGAACCGTCGATATAAAACCGCAGTTGAATTCCAGTGCTTTCAGAATTGTGTGCTTCTAGGTTTTGCCATACGCAGCCATACGTTCCGAATGCGTCTGTTTCTTCGTCCTTCAGTTCGCACGGAGTTCCATAATTAAGGTCGTAAAACGCGGCTAGCTGGTCGGGGAAACAGGGGTCTTCAGGATCGATTGCCAAAAAAGCTGACCCGTCAACTTGAAAGCAATTGCAGCAGCAATAATCATCCGCAGTTCTAGGTGTGAAGCACGGTTTGCAACTCAATCCATCAACAGGCTGTCGCACCGTCTCGCGATTCGTTACCACGAGTTTCGATTCACAGAGCGGATTGAACAGGCCGAGGCTTTCGATTCGCATTTGCTTCAGTCATCAAGAACATTGACTTGAACGATGCACGTGCCTGTATTTGCGACGAATCGAAGCACGGCCGCCGCTGTGTTTGCTGTCAGAATGTCATCCGACAATCGAAGCACAGCAGACTCACCAGGCTTCAGCTTTCCGAACGGATAAAACGTCGACGAGATGTACAACCCATATCGGACATAGTTCGTCGTGTCCAAGTTCATGAAGTGGGCAATGCCGGGAGTCGTCAGCGCGGCCAAAGACACCGTGACGCCGCCAGTTGTGACCGTGACCGTTCCCGGTGACGGACCTTTGCGGGTCGTTTGTGTCGCGCGAAACGATGTCGGAGCGCTATTGAAAGCCAAGTTGCCGTTGAGCAGCTTGATTGATGCGTTGACGGTGATTTCATTGGCCATGTCGTATTCCTTAGAGCGTTTCAGCTATCTCAAGCCAGTCTTCTCCGTCGAGCAGGACCGGACAGGAGTCCCAAGCTGGATTGCCGTTCGCGTCGGTGTATATCGTTCCGAACCATTGATACGTACCGCACCGTGGCCAACCGCTGCTTGATGAACTGGACGAACTCGACGCGCTCGGCACTTCGTCGTCCTCACAGATTTCGAAGATGCACGACGTCCAAATGCAGCTTCCCGTACTGCTTGAAGAACTCGAAGAACTTGTGCTGTCGCAGTTTTCTCCGTTGTATCCATACGTCAACGTGATCAGACCATCTTGAGTGAATAGCGGGAATGATGCCCATTCGCCGAGGTTGATCGTGTAGGAATATGCGGCCCCGTTTGGCGCATCCGCACAGGCTCCAACAGTCGCCTGACTTGGCGTGATGCAGTTGAAGCAATCGCAACAGCCGCAACCGGTCCCGCTTCCGCCACCCCCACCGCCACTATCCGAAGTCACATCATCAAACGACGGAACGTGCATGCGTCGCTTGACCGTGGAAAGCAACGGGTTTCGCTCGTACGCCGACACAACACGAGCGATGCTTCTGGAATCGGAGAACTGATGATCCCGCTCGACGATGACAGGTCGGTCGATGGTGCAAGCGGCAATCCTGACCCGTTGAACGGAACTGGCAAGCTGATCGTCTGTCGGCCAGAACTGTCGCGAATGTTTGTCCAGATTCCCGCGCCCGAAGTTGATGATGATGAACCACCGGAAAGCGTCCGCATGCCTTCATCGAGTCGCTCAACATCCCACGGACCAGGCGCGGAAGACTCGCCAGAAGCCAACGGTCGAGGATCTTTCAGCGTGACGTTCCAGTGAATCGGAATGAACTCAATTCCGTTCTCCTGTTGCGTCTCACCGAAGCCGACATTGCTGAGCTTGGCACACCCTTTCGGAAGCGTTCCTGTTACACCACCAACCGTGATTGTTTGATCGGCATCATTCACTCCGTTTGCATAGCCTAATGATCGATCAGTGATCCACGTTGGTAGAGTCGCAACGTTCTTTGTGAATGAGAACTCCCATTCTGTGACTGGAACTTCAATCGGTGGGTCTAGTGGATCGCTCGCAGAGTTTGCAGCCTGCCTCAATGAGAACGTGTTCCCAAGAGTCGATTCATTCCAGTTCGTGTAGAAGTTGGATCGCAAGCACCGACGAACAGGAACCATAATCGTCCGGCTTTGACCGCTCGATGTCGCTGGTCGAGCTGTTGGATCTTCTTCTGTTGCCCGTTGCAGGTCGATGATATTCAGGATGCTCTTGTAGTCAGCGGTCACCGTCCAAGTCGTGCGGTCCTTGTGTCCTCGCTTCGGTGCGATCTTCACGCAATAGACAGACGTCGTGCCAGGCCAGAGTGAGAATGGAGCCACGGCATACGATGACGCAGCCAATCCAGCAATCGCAACCGCTTCGCCGTCCGTCGGATCGTTCGTTACGATCTGAAACGTGCGTTTGCCGACAGTACCATCACTGAGCGAAACGTAATAATCCCGCGTGCTTTCGAGATCGAGTTCAACAACGCTCGTAACAGACATTACGCCCCAATCCGAACAATGACAGATGTCTTTTCAGCCGTCTTTTTCACGGACTCAGCCATGTCTTTCAGGACTCGCAGAGACTCAACTTCTTCCTTCGTAGGAAGTGGCTGACCGTTCTTTTTCGCTTCCGCAGCCGCGAGCATCTTCTTGACGTTTTCGCTTGGTGGTTTGGATTGAGTGCTACCACGATTGGCGAGAAGCTTTTTGACGGTATCGCTGACGGGCTTTCCGACGCCTTTGCCGCGATTCGCAATCATCGAATCAACTTTACCCTTCGTAGCAGCCCGCTTGGCCATCGACGCCTCGCGGCTCATCTCACGATTCTCTTTCGCGATGTCTTTCGCCGTCTGTGCTTCGTACTCGGCGCGGCCTTTCTCGTAAGAGGCATCCGCAATCTGTTCCTTCCAAGGCTTCATTGGACCTGCGCCGCCAGGAATGCGGCCATCGTCACCCGGCTTTGGATCGTTGCGTGCAATCTGTTCGAGTTGCTTCAACGATTCTTCCTGCACGCGCAATTGCTGCTGTGCTAGGTCGTAACCGAGATTTCCTGTCATCGCCCGATTAATAGCCTGGATGCCTTCCTTGCTCGCACGATCGACGCCGGCAGATGGCCCGGCCGTCTTTCCAATTTCTGCCAGACTCTTTTTTGCTTCGGAAACACCAAGCTTTGCGAGTTCCGCAGCCGTTCCAGCGTCGAATTGTTTCAATGCTTCGTCCTGCCCGAAAACACCATTGACGCCGCCCGTCTTTCGATACAGTTCGAGTCGTTCATTGGCTCGCTTGGCTTCGAGCTTCTGACGTTCCGTACCGTACTTCTCTTCCATCGAGTTTTTCATCTTCTCGATTTCTTCGAAGCCTTTGATACGCTCTTGGCGTTCTGTTTCGGCCCGCTTTTTGACTCGCTCTTTTTCCTCGCGATCGAATTCAGCGTTCTTGACTTTTGGCGTCAGGCTTTCGAGTTGCTGGACTTTGAGCGACTGGTCGTACGCTTCCTGATCCGCCTTCTTTTTTAGTTCAGTGATCGCTTTCAGCTTGCCTTCGGCACCGGCGATATCAATACCGCTTCCGGTGATCGACTCCATCCAATTGGCGTTACGATTGAAGTCTGATTGCGACGCTTTCGCGTTCGTGACAGCACTGACCGCCGCGTTGTACTGCTGGTTTAAGGCCGCGTTTTGCTTGTTGATGAAGTCGAGCTTGGCTTTCTCGTCTTCAAGCCCCTGCGCGTGTGACTTCTCGCCGCCTTTGAGTGCATTCCGCTCAAGATTGAAAGACTTTTCAGCCTTATCTCGCATGTCTTCGAGCGACTTCGTGTAGGCTTCCGCCTCTTTCTTTCCGTCCTTGAACCAGCCAGTCAGTTCAACGAGCTTTGGCAGAAGAATTCCAGCAAGAGCACCGCCGACCGCTGTGATTGCCATTCCGGTCGGACCAAATGATGATCCCATTACCTGAATGTTATTACTTACTGCCGCCATAGCGCCAGCGAAGCCGCGAGTGTCAAGCTGGCTCGTAAAATCCTGAAGCGCAAAACCGGCCTGTTGCACCATTCGAGCGCCACCAGATCCAGAGAATCCGCTGTTTGCACCACTCATCGCCGCTGCGGCTTTTTTGCCGTGCTTGTCGACGTTGTTCGCGAACTCCAGCGCAGCCGCTTCCGACTGCTTCAGCCCATTGTTGAACTCCCACGCAGAGAGCGTGAGTGTTGCGGACATGTTGGCAATATTGGTCATTTCACCGACCGATCATATTCAGTTTATTCCACAGTTCGTCTGGCGTTGGCGCTCGATCAGCAACAGGAATCATGAACCGTTCGCCGCACTGCTTCCGAAGCCGCCAGTGAGCCCGCCATCGCTCCCAATCGCGAGCACTGATCTGGCGACGCAATCCGTCTACGTCGGGGATTCTCCACCTGTCTGCGAGCCAGTAGGCGAAGAACTCGTCGTCTCCTTCAGCTTTTTTTCGATGGCAAGTCTTTCTTCCTCCGTCATCGCCGACAGTCGTTGAATGGCGGAAAACAGTCGGTTGATTGCCTCCGGATGTTTCTTGCCGAGTGCGACTTGATCTTCGGCTTTGAAAACCGACTCGCCTTTCTCGTCAATACAGCCCATCACGAGCAACGCGGCCTTGCGACCACCTGGCGGATCAACCCCTTTCTCTGCGTGATCGTTGAGGATGTCCCACCATCGCTCCATTTCTTCTTCATTGAGCGATCGGACCCGAACAGAACATTTCCACTCGGGAACCTCAACAACCTCCGAATGAGAGTCGTCAACCGCCAGAATGCTTTCTCGCAAACCCATTTCAGTTCATTCCCCGTATTAAGCCGATGCAGTGCGTGTGACGATGCCAGTAACGCACAGCGTGCATTTGGTGATCATCTTGTCCTTGAACGGCATCGACGTCGTATGCTTCGTCAAGAAGCCATTGAAGACGATCGTTGCCGCCGTCGCGTCTGTTCCTCGCTTCGGGAACGTGATCGTGATGACTTCTTCGATCCCCCACGGAACCTGCTTTTGCGTGTTGTGCAACAGCGTCAATTCATAGTCGCCCGCCGTCACGATGTCTGACGGTCGAAACTGAGCGTATGCGCGACCACTCGAATCAGATGGGCTCGACGAGTTCGTGTATTCGATCTTCGGACGTTCTTCGGTGAAGTCGCCGAGCGTATCGATAATTTCGGCCATGAACGAGGCAGTGCCGAGCGTTCCCGATGTTCCCGCCACCGTTCCACCGAATGCGCCATGTCCGCGAAGTGCAAGTACCATTATGTTTCGTGCTCCAGTTCAAAAGTGATGAACTCCACCGGGAATCCGATTTCGTCGGCCACCTGCGGAAATGTCGATTGGTCGTAAGTGCCGCCCTGAAAACATGAGGCAATTTCGGTGTCATTCCAGAACACTGAACCAGTCCAGCCGCTTGCGTCGAGCGCAGCCGCAATAGGATCGCTCAGAGATCGTGATTGCTCGTAAGTCTCGCCAACGCACGCGATCATCAATGGTGTTCTGGCAACAGCGATCGGACTGTTGTTCGTGTGATCAACGGTCTGACCTGGCGGACGCAGAACCGCTATGTACGGCTTGCGATCGTTCTCCGGCGCGATGCGCGGATAGATCCGCTGTCCGACCAATGCCGTCACGGCTGATGTCTGTTTGAGCTTCCAGATGATTGCGGCTTCTGCGATCGCGCTCACATTCCCCTCGCAATCTTTGCTTCGGTGAATTCGCGAGTGATTCCGGCCCGAATGTCGTTTTCGAGTTGAGTCACAACCTGAGATCGAACAGCGTCTAATCCGAGCTTCACAGGGTGGAATGCAGGCATTCGGCCGCGATAGTAAACCGGCCTCTTGTTCTTCTTCTGGAATGATCCGATCGACTTTCGCTCTTTCTCAACGACCGTTACCGCCCGGCCTTTTTTGATGACCGTGCGAGCGCGAACAGCCATCCGGCGATACTGCGTCTTGTGGTTCGTGAATCGTGGCCCGGTCCCTTCTTCGACCAGATGAGCATGCGGAGCGGTTCCCGATTCAGCACCAATCACAGCCACAACCGATTGACTCGTCGGATAGTCCCGAACAACGTTCGTCACGACGTCCCGATAGTGCAGTGCTGGCTTGCGTTGCTTGGCCTGATACGGAACCTTTTTCCTGATCGAATTGGCAATCGTCTTGCCAGCTTTGTTTGCCGCACTGTGCAAAATCAGCGTTCTCGCCAATGCTGGCATGGCCTGCAATGACTTAATCAAAGGCTGAACGCCTTTGAGATCGAGTTTTACTTCGATAGCCATGTCAGGGAACCTCCACACACCAGATGACAATCTTTTCGTTCGCTTCCGCTTCGTTAAAAACGGCCGCGATGTTCAACGTCCGCGAGCCAATCACGATTCGGTCCCGCGCCGTGATCGTCGATGTCTTGCCGTCGTAATGCAGCTTCACGATTTCTTGCAGCATTGGGACCGTTTGCAGTGCCGCCTGAAACTCTCGCCCACCACTCGCGGCC